GAGAAGGATTAGACTTCGTATACAAACAACTAGATGAAGACTTCACAAGAGAAGAACTATTCGAAGTATTTCCTGGCGCCAGAACATTTCCTCAAATTAGAATGGATGGTGAGAACATAGGTGGTTTTACAGAACTACAAGCTAAACTGAGTTAATTATGAAATTGAATATACTAGGTGACCCAAACGAGGTGCCTCAAAACGAACTAGATAAAAATGCAATGGGTGGAACAGAGTTAATGAAGTATGCTCTGTTTGATAAAATAGATAAGAACCTATTGAACAAGTTTCAAATCATACCTTCTCGTTTCAGAGGATTAGAAAAAGGTAAGATTCCTATTTACTGGTGTCATGACTTAGCTCAGGATCCAGAAATGTCTCATCTAAAAGATGGCGGATGGGAAAAGTTTGAAAAGATTGTTTGTGTATCTCACTGGCAAAGACAACAAATACAAAACTACTTAGGCGTTCCAGCAAGTAAGTTAGTTGTATTACCAAATGCAATAGAACCTATTGCACCTCATGATAAACCAGACGCTGATAAATGTATCAACATTATCTATCACACAACTCCACATAGAGGATTAGAACTTCTTGTCCCAGTTATGGATTGGGTGACACAAACATATCCAGATATCAAATGGCATTTAGATGTTTATAGTTCATTTGGAATATATGGATGGGAAGAAAGAGATAAAGAATATGAAAATCTCTTTAATGCAATCAAAGGACACAAAAATATGACTTATCATGGTCACGTACCTAATGATGAAGTCAAAGAAGCACTTAAGAAGGCTCATATATTTGCATTACCAAGTATTTGGCCTGAGACATCTTGTATCGCAATGATAGAAGCAATGAGTGCTGGATGTATATGTGTACATAGTAGTTTGGCAGCACTACCTGAAACAACTGCTAATTGGACTCTTCAATATGATTATACTGAGGACTTTAATTCACATGCAACAAAGCATGCATTAACTTTATCCGATGCACTTAGACTTGTGAAAGACCCTAATATGGAAGAGAGACTAAATATGCAGAAAGCGTACGTTGATGGATTCTACAATTGGGAAGTTAGAGCACAACAATGGACAGTTTTCTTAACATCTATTTTGGAGAATAGCGGTGGCAAATACGAACCACGAAACGACAGAGGCAGAGCTAATGCGAAGAAGGCTGATAAACTTAGAAGGACAAATAAGGGTTCTCGAGGATCAGGTAAAAAGCGAAACTCAGCAAAAGTATAACGCCTATAAAAGAATAAACGAATTAGTTTCTGCTAATAATGAACTTAAGAGTTTGCTTGATCGTAAAGATCACGAAGCTCTAGGAATTTAAGTAAGTACTGATTTCTTTCTTTAGTGTTCTTGATAAACACTTGGGGCTCATCTTCACCATCAACACCTATGACAGTTACTAATTGACCAACTTGTAATTTTGTTCTTTCTTCAAACATAAAACTATAAGCAGCTTCCTGGACAAAATAGTTTTCAATCCAATCAGGATTCTTTTTCTTCTTACTTGTCTTGAAATCAACAACAGATAACACTCCATTGTATTCTGCAATCATATCAACTTGTCCTGCTGATCGTAAGAAGTCTGAATATAAGAAACCTTCTACTGCATAAACCTTTCCAACTGTCTCTGCTAAATGATTAGCCATGGAAGTAAACATTTCTTTATTAGAAGGCATGATCTTGACATCATCCATAGTACCAAGAATGTAATGCTCACACAACTTATGAATTGATGTACCTCTTGCAGAGGCTTGTGTAGTAATTTTGTTAGCAACTTTTTCTCCAACTCTAGCTCTCCATTCCTGGATTGCCTTCTTATTCATCTGACCGGTTATAGTCGTTACTGAGGGGTAGAATGAGCCATCTGGTGTCTCATATAGTCTTGAGCCATTAACGTTCCTTCTAGGAAGTCTCTGAAGGTCTGAGAGGCATAATTCGAACTGTTTCTCGATCATTGGTGATGCTTCTTGTATTTCTGTGATGATTTCCATTTGTCAACAGCTTTGTTAACTGCGCCTTGCTTGGCTGAAGTTGCCTTATTAACTTCTCGTCCAAAAGGAGTTTGTGGGTTTTGTTCACCTATCTTTGAAAGAACTTCTTTGAAGCCTTCATCAGGTTTACGTAACCCATCCACACCCGATACTATCATAGGAGCTGACATTACTCCTTTAACATTGGGGTTCGCTTTGAGAAACTCATCACGTTCCGCAATCTTAAGGAGTAATTCAAACTTCTCTCCAGTATCATTGTCAATGAATTCGTAAAGTGGCATTATGAATTTGCAGGGTCGATAAGAAAACCTTCGTAAGCCTGTTTAACAACATTCTTAGAAACACCTTTAATCTTTCTTGCTTTTACTTCTAAAAGAAGTTTAGCATCATCAGGATCTACTTCTTCAAGCATTCTGATAAAGATTTGTTCCTTTTTCATCTTGGTTACATTAGCTGACTTAGGACCTTCCAAAAAGATATACATTCTCCTCATTTCATTATACAAAAGACCTTGGTTATCCATGGACTTATCTATAGGTTTGTAAGGAGGGTTGCCTTCTGGAAGTGACCATACGATTCTATTATCATACGCTAATTCAAATATCCCTCGGAGTTCTCTACAATCTTCCTTTTGCAGGATTCTTATTTTCTCTCCGACAGACTTTGCTTCCTTTACTTCATTAACTATTTCGCCTATTCCTTTTAACATAATTAAAACTCGCTTATATTTTCGACAAGGTTATTTAGCTTCCTTTTAACAAAGTAGTTAAATAGTTTACTTCTATCTCCAGGATCTACAGAAAATTGTTCAAGAATTTCTTCTTTAAGCTCTGCTGGTGTGTATTGGAGATCGACCAGCTTTCTATTTCTGTGGAACCCTGAAGCCCATTCAAATTCGCCATTAATTTTCTCATACGGTACTTCATTAACAACGTCTTTGATTTTTTGCATGGTAGTTTGTCTCATAGGCTTTTGTCGACCGCCTGAAACAAAAACATCATCTTTACTTAAACAATTAGGAACACCGTCCCCTCTATCTCCTTTCAAGATATGTTCTACCAAATATACTTCAGGGTCTTTAGACCTGACCATCTTCTTACGAATCGGATCATACTGAAATACATTTGCAAACTTTTGTAATTGAATGAAGTCTTTATCTCCACTCAGTATTAAAATCTTTTCTTCACTTCCGTCAAGTAATACTTTGCCATACTCATGACAAATAACTCCGATTGCATCATCGGCTTCGCATCTATTAACCTGAACATACTTGTACGGAAAGAACTCTTTTAGTTCATCTCTTATAACATTTAAAGTATTGAATATACTTGGCCAATCAAGACTAGACTCGTCTCGATTCTTTTTTCTGTGTGCTTTGTAATATGGAAAAAGGTCCTTTCTCCAGTTGTTAGTATCATCACAGCATATAACTAGCTCGCCATATTCAGATACAAACTTCTTTCTGTATCCTCTGATAGCGTTAAGTACCATATGTCGTAGTAAGTCTTCTCTTACCTCGACACCTTTCTGGCCACCAATCTGTGCCATTAAGTTGCTGATCATTACCTGATTAAGGTCGACCAATATCATAATCAATCTCCAATTTAAAGCTACATTATACTATACTTACGTATTTGGGTCAACAGGGTTCTTCTCATCAACAGCTAATTTCCAATTACTATAGAAGTGGTTTGAGTCTTCCTTTTGAATAATTTGGTCTGTTATACTTTGGAGCGGATGCCCTATATTTGATGCTTTAAGTAAACATGATTTAATAGTCTCACAAATCATTAACATATCTCTGTCAAGTTCTTTTTCATGAGAGAGGTCAATTCCTCTAGCTTGTATCTCTTCGAATAATTGATAAGTTAGCTCGATAGCAGTGTTAAGACACAACTCCGACTGATAACGCTTCACGTTTTCCAGTCGTTGTTTTTCACTCTCAACAAACTTGCTGTTCCCGTTCAATGGGAATTGAATTAGCTCACCCATGCTATTATTTATCTTTCTTTTCTCGGGCTTTGCGCATGCGTTCGACAAAAGCTGCTTTTTGAGCTTCAGTCATAGGTTTTCTATTTGACTTTCTTTTAGGTTTACTAACTTTAGTAGAATTAGCTACTTTGATGTATCCTTCTTCTGTAAATTCCAAAGGCTTTAATCCATAAGATAATCTCTCTTCGTTTTCTAACTCTGGTGTCCATACACATCTGTAGTCTGGATACCATACTCCAAACTCACGTTTTGGTTTACCGTTAGAATGATAACCCATAGCAACACAAATCTTTTGCACTCTCTTTTCCATATCGCCTCCAGCGAATAAGCTGCAATATGCTCCTGTCCTTAGATAACTCTCTAACTGACCTACATATGCATTCCAGGTCTCACGTCTAGCTAAGGCTCCTTTAACTCCTGCTACATGAGATCTGTGTTCTGCTTGTTTGTGTGCTTTAGCTTCTTTAATCCATTGCCTTACGTTCTTCATACTAAAGTCATGGTCGTCTGGTAACGCTACTACTTCTTTAGCATACATTTTATATTCAGGCGGGTTCTTTGCGAACCTTGCTTCACGTGCTTTTGCTAGTCTATCAATCTTGTCCATAATCTAATTTATCTAATATCTCCATTTGGCGTCTGGATCCTGCTGAATAATCATTCATTAGATCCCCCATTTTCTTATGATGCTTAATGGTATTAACACCAGGATAATAACATTGTGTAACTGGTGCTCTTTGTAAACCAGTCTTACCTTTAAAGATAAGTCTTGGATCATTACCTTGAGCAAGCATATTGCTTTCACTACCAGTACACCATAAGAAACTGTCATGTCTTTTTAAACGATATTGTTCCATTACAGACTCTGCATATCCTGGATTCTTTTTCTTCCATTCTTGAAAATGATATGCACCAGTCCAAAGCTCTGCCATTGGTCCTGCATCAATCCACATGTCAGGTGGATTAGGTATCCACTTCTTAAATAATATCTTAGCAAACATTGGAGAGAATGTAATACACTCTGCTGCAATTCCTGCTGACCACAAATCAGTATAAGGTATTTGTTCTACAAGAGATTCTAACTTCTTTGGATCTCTAACAAATGCATCATGTTCTAATATAATAACTCTTTCATGAGTATTCAATATATGTTCCCACCAATGATACATTGAAGTCAAGCATGCCTGTTCTGTTGGCGTTATAGTATGACCAACATCAGAATACTTTCCAGCACTTGATTTAAGATTTGGTTCCCACCTCATCCTTGGCCAATGATCTGACTCTTTCATAGTCTCTGGTGTATAGCATTGCCATGGCTCAACTTCAACATTAGAAACCTTTTTCCATGTTTCCATTGAGACATCTTTATAAGCTACTGACTTCGGATTATTGAAGTCAGTTATCATTACTGCTCTGAATTTTTCCATGAGTTGGGCATTATCCTATAATAAATAATTTAAGTCAACGTTGACTTTATTTACATAAAAAAGTACAATAGCTGTTGACTTTTATTAAATTTATGTATATACTCGCCTTTGCCGGCGGGTGGGGAACAGGATGGACAAATTATTAGACGACTCTTTGATTGATAGCGATGTGTGCGTAAAATGCGGCCATTGCTGTAAATCAACTTCCACTGTACAGTATGCGCATCCCAATGCAAAAGAATGGATTGGCGTTATACATGGTGAGAATGAAAATCCAAGAATCAAATTACAATGGCACAATCCTGTTATGTCTAAGCAAAAGAAATCTACGGGCGAGGAAGTCAATCAAAAAGCTATACCTTATCACGTTACCCATATATGTCCCAAGTTGGTTATAGATGAGGAAGCTGGTACCAAGATGTGTGGTATCTATGAAGTGCGACCTTCTATATGTAGAAACTATAATTGTTTTACTACTGCCAATGCTAGTAAAAGAAGACCTCAAAACTGGGATAATATCAAAAAGATAATAAAAGATGTTCACGGTGTCGATGTTGAATGGCCACTACCTTTACAAAAGGCTAATTGGAAGGATTCTGAGATAGAGCATATTCGATTAGAAGATTACGACGTAAAAATTTAGTTTTTTTCAAAATAACCTGTTGACTTTAAATCAACCTTTTGGTATAATGGGCGTATATTTTGATAAAGGAGAAGAAATATGGCACATATGGTAGAAACGATGGCTTACGCAGGAGAACTTCCTTGGCATGGGCTTGGTACTAAAGTG